CAAACAATGCATTTTTTATTTGTGTATTAGCTGACTTTGGTAATTCTTTTAAATCTTTTAATTTTTTCTGTAAGTCTTGTAGTTTATCTACCGTTTGTGCAACTTGACCAATCAATTGACCTGCAACTTCATATGCTCTAGGGTGTTGGCCTTCTTTTGCAATATCTAATATACCCTCAATGGCTTGATTACCTTTATCTATTAGATTGTAATAATTATCTCTACTATTTACATAATCATTATCAATATCATTTTTATTTTCATCTACTTTTCTAGGAACAGGAGCTGGTTGCTCAAAGTCTTTTATAGCAACTTCAGTTTTCTTTTCAATTCCTAAAATTTCATTTACGTTATCTTCAAGTTTACTCATCTGTATCTGTTACCGGATTATAATTTTTACCGTCACTAAAATTTAAAATTTGTGTAGTAAATCCAAAATCATCATCTGCGTCAGCAGTAGCAGGATTTGGTGTCACAATAATCCTTTCCTCTCTTGTTGATGGTGGCTTATTAATATCTGTATATAAATCATCTTGTACTTCTTTAATAACTTTTTGATTAGTCATTGGTCCGAATAAATAAGTTTTTGCTGTAAAATTTAAAGTATATATTACGGCTCTTCTTGTAGTAAAACTACCGTCATAACTATCTTCATAAGCAACATTATTTAAAATTATTGGTACGTCTCTTTTTATATTTAATTCAGGTACCATATTAATTGTTACCGTATAATCAGGTTGGAAAAATGGTAAAATTTGTTCTACAATAATTAATCCGTTTTCTGCTGTTGCTGTAAAAATGTTTAAGGTATAACTTACATTGTACGGAACAGGTGTGTAATTAAAGTTTAAAACTTTACCATTTTCGCCTGATTTTACCTGTCTAAACTTTTGCATTTTATTTAACTTTCTACTAGGGTCATAAGCCAAACCAGTCATTTCAAATCCCATTCTAGGAAGTTTTTGTGCAAATTCTCTACTTTCTAAATTAGCTTGTTCATCTAATCTAACTAAAAATTTTTCTTTTGGTGCATATGCTAAAGGTACTCTATATCTCTTTGTGACAGCACCTGTGCTACTTGTATTTTGTACTATAATATTATTAAACAATTGACCAAAAGCAATTGTTAATTTTCTCATACCTTGATTGTAAAAGTGTGTTCCAAACATTATTCGTCTACCTCACCAAATGGATTTCTTTCTGTAAAGTCTAATATATCATCAGCTGTACCAGCTGTATCATAACCTGCTTCAGAATTTAAGTCTAAATTACTAGCATAAGGACTTTGTGTGGCAATATTATCAGTACCAGAATATGTCTCTAACATCAATAAAGATTTCTGACCAGTTGAATAATCAAAGTAATCTTCTAATTCAATTGAACCATCACCTGTTAATGCTACTTGACCTGATTCTAATGATAGTTTATGATTTAAAGTGTTAAGAGTATATTTGTCTTCAGCTTGGTCAAGTAAATCTTGTCCTGTATTAATTTCTTCGTTAGAGTATTCAAATCTTGATACTCTTAATTTATAAACAGGTAAATTTCCTAATTGGAAAAATGGCTCTTGGTCTTCTACAAACTTGATTTCAAAAAATGAATTCATCAAAGGTAAATAGATTATATCACCTTCATTTGGTCTACCAACTGCAATTAAATTAGCCTTACTTGCAACGTGTTCCTCAAATCTACGTTTAGAAACAACTAATGTTGTATCTTCTCTTATTTCTAAACCAAATTTATTAATTAATTCTTGTTCACCAGCAAAGCCTTCAGTTGTTTCAAAATACATTTCAATCATATACGAGTCATCAAAACGACTTGTAGTGTCTTCGCCTAAAACTAAATCTCTATTGACTAATGTTCTTGGTAGGTAATATACGTCTTGACCGTATATTTTTAATCCTTCAATGATTAGGTTTTCGTGTAATACTTTTTCGGCATTATTCCCAATCCCTTTGCCGCCTTGAAAATAGTGATTGATAGCCATAAGTCACTTACCCTATCATCATTGCTGGATTTAATTCAAATGAACTTCTTATCTCTAACTCTAATTTTTCTATATCACTAATAGCATCCATATATATTTGTTGACCGTTTAATGTGACACCACCTATCATTTGTACACCACCAAATTTTGATAGATTAGCACCCCATTGTTTTTTAAATAAAGCAGTCACATATCTTTTTAAAAATATATCGTTAAACACATCCGTATTTGTTGCTGGGTCTAATTTTCTATATGCTTCAATTACAAGATATTCGCCTACTTGTAAATCATTTTTCCAATCCATATCAACATACAATTTATTTTCGTGTTGATTAAATCTCATAGGTTTTTCACCAACTAAAATGTGGTCTAAAAAATCTAAATGTCTTAATACAACATCATAGTTAACAATTGATGTAGATGAAAAATCATACAAATCATTTAATCTTAATTGATATCTAACATCAAATAGATTTAGATTACCTTTATTTGAAAACGGAAAGATATTAATAATAGATATAATAGAACTAGGTATTGATAGAAAATTTTGTCCTTCTTTCCAACTAGTAGTCACAGAGTCAGCTGTAGCTGATTCAGTAGAATCAGTTGTCATTCTATCTTTATCCGCTTGTGTATATTGATATTTTAAATATGTTCTTTTTACACCATCATAATGGTATTGAGCAAAGTATTGTAATGCCTCATCAATTCTATCTTCAAGTTGGTCATCATCTGCGTTTATTTCAATTACAGGCTTACCTAATGCTCTTAAAGCATATTGTTTTAAATTCTCTCTTGTTGCTGGTTCTGCCATTTGTTATACCTTTTCTGGTATATTTATAATAGTTATTACAGATAGGGTTGGTTTTCTGACACTATCGGGAATAGGTTGTCGGAACAGAATAATTTAATATCTTCATCTGGTAAACCAAGAGATTGCATAACTCTAGGTGTATGTGGATTCTTTTGTTGGTGTTCAGAATAGTAATTTTGTGCTTTAATTACATCTTTCATTTCTGCTTCACCTTCGTGATTTCTAATTTTATCTATATAATTATTTAAATTAGAAACAGCCATATTACAAATTTTATTTAATTCATCTTCTTCTCTTACATTACCAGCGGCTATCATTCCACCACTAAAAATAGCCTTTGCCCAATCTGGTAATTCTCTCTCTTTGCTAGGTTTGTACCATTTATTTTCTTCTATAAACCACTTTGTTAATGGGTGGTCTTTTTGTAATAATGGACTAAAATCGTGAAAAGCACCTGTTACCTTTTTTTGACCTGCAATGATATCAAAACCATAAATCGGTCCACCATTAGTTAACATAGGAAAAAGGCATAGATGAGCCATCCATAAACCTTTAGATTCTCTTACATCAACAACATCTAAATGAGCTCTTCTAATATATCTATTATTCCAGGTTCTATTAACCCAGCCTAACTTTTCATCATTGAATCTTTCCATACCTGGTTCATCATATTCAACCAGATTTTTATTTAAGACTTCAATAGTCTCATTCTGCCACTTGATTAGTCTGTCCCAAATCATACATTTCCTTAAATAATTTTGTTGCGTTTTCAAAACAATATATTGCTTCAGGCAATACATTTACTTCATATAAATTTAAATAACTTTCAACTCTTTCTTTTACTATTCTTTTATATTCTTTAATTTCACCGTGTTTAAAAATATAATATCTATTAGGTCCCGGCGTTTTCTTCATAATCATTTGACCACCAGATAAATCACCTAAATGTCTAACATAAACGTGAGCATATAGTTTTTCGTTTTCACCTCTAATAGTATCTAAATGTTTAACGTATGCTTTTGTGCTTTCTGTTTCAATAGGAGGATTATCTGTATCGCCCCATAAAGCCTTATAATCATAGAAAATATGAGGTGCTCTTGGTAAAGATTTTGTATCCATAAACAAGGAACTTTCTAAACAATATTCTTCTAATTTACCATAACAAATTAACTGATTATACAAATAAGTTGCATATAATTTTTCGTCAATATTACCTGATAATAAAAGTCCCACAAATTGTTGCCTTTCAGCATTTTTATGATACTCCCAAGTCAGGTCTTTTATTCTATATTTCTTCTCTTGTTCCATCTTCGTTTATTTGATATCCTTCTTGCCAAGCACCAATCTGTTTATTAGATTCTTTCAATCGCCATTCGCCCATTTCCATAGTTTCTTTAAATACATCTGGTGTTGCAATAACAAAATCAGATACATTAACAATTGCACTAACAACTTTTATTTGTACTCTTTTAAATTTTTTAGGATTGTATTTAAATAGTGGTAATGTAAATGCTTTTATATCTTCATCAACATTTAACAATTGTGAATACATAGATAGCATTGTAATATAAACAACTTGTAAATCAAACCAATCTTTTGGTATATCTACTCTATGTTGTTTAATACCATAAAAATTAAATTGTTCACCAACATATGAAAAACCATCTAATTGTGTTGGTAAAGTTGCGTGAGCTGGAGCACCACCTATTTCAGGTGTTAAATCAAACGGCCACTTATCTTTCCACATTTTAAATAATTCAGGACCTTGATTTAAATGTTCAAAATCAATTTCTGTCATCATACCTTCAAGTCTATCAATATAAGTCCAAACATTCCACCAATATTGTGCTTGTTGTTCTTTAGGATAAATTGAAGTATCTGAAAAGTCAGAAAAGACTTTATGCTTCTTAAAATTTTTTAGATTTAAACTTGTTTTATACATTTCAACTCACTTTGTTAATAATAATATACTATAAAGTATTTATTAATCTCCTGGAGGAGATTTCATATGAGAACGATAGTTATTACTACCCCAAGATGAACCAGTTGCTGACTGATATCTATAAGACATACCTTCGTATAGGTGTGTTTGGTTATTTGGTTGATAACCTGATAGGAATATTTTACCGTCCCAATTTCTGTATGCATAGTTTTGAGCTGTAGGGTAACCATAGCAGTGTAAATCTGTTAATCTACTATTCATTGGTTGTACACCTCTTCTTTTTCTATGTCTGTTTGTAGAGTTATCTTCAAAACCTTGAGAAGGCATATGCCAATATCCATCAGAGCCTTCATTAGGTGAATCAGTATGACCTGAAGCCGTAAATGCATAGTTATAAGCATTACCGTACCAGAAACTACCGTCTTCATCTAATATAATTGGTGAGTCATAAATGTATGAACCATCACCTCTTCCTTCGTTTTGACCTGTAACCCATTTAGTATATGCTGGTCCTCTTACGTGTGAGAACATTCCGTGAATACCACCAGAGTTGTACCAGTAACCTTGTTGTGAACGTGAACCTCTTGTACCATAAGTACCATAGTTACCATCATTAACCCATAACATACCTGTTGATTTTTGTCTTATGTACATCCATTTATGTTCATCACCACCTAACCAGAATTCATCTACATCTCCGTTTAAATGAAAGTCTCCTCTTTTAAACATAGACTGATATCTAGTTGAGTTATCACCTAAACCATAGAAACCTGGTGCCTGTCCACTTGTATAGTAACCTGTGTACCATAAGTAGCCTTCGCCATCAAGTACCCAAGTACCTACGTGTGATTGAGTTGAATATCCCCAATGTTGTAGCATTTTCATACCACCGTATTTGTTCCAATCTACTTCAACTCTTCTAGGAATATAATAGTAATATGTTCCTTCGGAAGTGTGTGAGTTAGAACCTACACCAGCACCACCGTGAACTGATTGACCCCAGAACCATAACCAACCATCTTCGTCTAATGCGTGGAATGATGGCTCATTACAGCCCTCTGCCCACATATCAACGATTCTTTTGTTGTTAAAAAATTCTTGAGGAATTTTAATTGGTCTTTTTACGTTTGTTGAGTAAAATGAAAATGAGTAAGGCGAACCACCGTTAGTATCAGTTGAGTTGTTAATACTAGGATTACCACCACCAAATTGTGCTTGGTTGTTTCTACCCCAAGTCCATACTGAACCGTCTTCGCCTAATGCAAATTGTTGATTACCTTCAGAGTTTTGACCTTGACCTGAAGAACCTATTTTTACAATTTTTGTATTGTTAAATGAACGTATAGTTTCACCTAACCAATCTACCGTATCATCTGCTGATACTCTGTTTGGATAATATCTATCTGTTGTATTTGTTACCGCTATGTGATGACCTAAATCGTAAGTTGAGTTATCACCAGAAGAATAAACTTCACCGTTATTCATTAACCAAAAACTAGAGTTTGTGCTTGATACGTGTTGAATTACTTTTGGTGCCTTACCATCAGGAGTTACCATTCTACCTGTATGTTCAGTTTGTGTTAAATCTTTATTGTCAGTAGAAACCATCCAGTCAACCATAGTAAATCCAGCATAACGACTTCTACCCATTCTTGAATTTCCTTCTTGACCGTCACCAAATCCCATTTGTCCAGTAGAGTTATTACCACCTTGACCTACGAAATCACCATTTGCTTCAATTACACCCATTGTATAGTTGGCTTGTCTCTCGTATGAGTTTCTACCCATATTGTATTTCCACCCTAAAGGAGCTCTGTTAGTGTATGATACAACTTTGTTTCTATCTGGATATGCAAAAGGTGATTCATAAATCATCACCCAATATTCTGAATCTCTTCCGTCGTGTTCTACAACC